CACAGTCCCGACGTGATGGATGCGGCGGCGCTGGCCTGCTATCGGGCCTATTCATCCGACTTCGAAGTCCCGAACGTGACTGGGGTGGTCGGATGACGGTTCGATGCGACACCTGCGGCGCTGTTCGGAAGCTGGACAAAGTGGCTGGGCGCTGGCTATCTAACGCGATTATCAACTGATTACCAGTCAGATCGGACCAGAAGCCGGTGGGTAACTACGGTCGTTCACAGCGTCGACTGGGTCGATGGCAACACCGTTCCAAACGCGAACCGCTGACGTCCCGCTTCGACATTCGAATCACGATGTCGTCGAACGCCTGATCGGCCCGAAGACTGGTTGTTCGTCAATCCCGCGCTATTTCTGCCGAACCTGCGCCGCTGAAGCCTGTGACGTGGCGCTGTTCATTTCTGGCGACTGTTCTTCGGCCCAGTAAGGCATCGACAACGTGGCGCTTATCAGCCCACAATCCCAGGGTGAGACTGCTTAGGTTTCTTGTGGGGGCCACCGCGCCCCAGGCTGTCGACGCCCTGCGCGTCACTGCCGCTTATACGACCCACAGCCGGACTGCCAGGTATGTCGAACCAACAGACCGGCGGAACTGCAGGCGGCCCTAGCGGGTTCACGATGGGCGGGCCGAACGGGGCGACAGCCGGGTCCTATCGCGACGTCCGATCTAGCATCGACCTGGAAGCCCAGCCATCCAGCATCATCAGCATCGACGGGAAGGGTGACTGATGGCCGATAGCCTGGAAACCCGCCAGAACGTCCGGCTGACAGCAGGCGATTCGAAGACGCTGAAGGTCGCTGTCACCGACGACGCTGGCGACCCCGTCGACATCAGCGGGACGACCATCAGATACGCAGTCGTCGAAGGACGTGGCGGGGCGACTGTAGCTTCGAAACAATCTAGCATCACCGTCACTGACGCGGCTGGCGGCCTGTTCGAAGTCTACCTGGTCGGTGACGACACCGAAGGCCTGCTGGGCGAATACTGGCATGAAGCCGAATATGAAGACGCGACTGGCGACGTGTCGACCGTATTCACGGGGGCGTTCATCGTCCGGCCATCCAGCGCCTGACCGACCCAGCGCGTCACGGTCCCTTAAGCAAAGGCCTGACTACCGACTGGCATGGAACCCGCCGAATCTTCTGAAGTCGCCGCCGCTGGCGACGATGTCGCGGGGACGGTCACACTGCAGGACGGGTCCGAACTGCCTGTCTCACTGGATGCCAGCCTGGTCGATGCCGCCCAGGACGCTGGCGTCGACGTCGACCGTCTTCGATCTGCGGCAGTCCCGGATGGCGCGATGGTCGATCTGACAGCCGCCACTGATGGCGATACGTCTGCGACCATCCCAGTCCAGGACCATCGCCAGACTGACCTGACGAATCGACTGCGACAAGATCGCGACTTTCAGTTCATCCAGGACGACCAGATCAGGCGGCTAATCAGGAATAGCGTCAACTACACCGAACGGGTGGGCCGCTTTCTGCTGGCCCGTGATGACCTTATCCCGACCGTAAAGGAACGGCTGAAGTCGCTGATCGTCGGTCACGAAGGGCTGGAAGTCGAACCCGCAGACCCCGACAGCGACACCGATCAGCGCCTGGGCGATCTGCTGGCTGATCGCTACGAAACCGACATCAAACCTGACGAAATCATCGACGTCATCCTGCGCGAAAACCTGATGAACGCCAGGGCTGTTCTGCGGTCGACCGATCTGAAGGAACTGGACCTGGCGACGCTGGACTACCTGCGCGACGGGCTGACTGGCGAAGAAATCTATGTCCAGGACCAGACGACCGTCTACAGCTTCGATGTCGACGATGGCCAGGATGACGACGCCTATCCAGGCATCGACCTGGAAACAGAGACTGTCGACGCCCAGCCGCTGATCATCGGGGAACACGTCTTCGACATCAGTCTGTATGACACCCCGCCACTGGAAGCCGTGGCCGATACGGCAGTCAACAAGATGGTTCTTCAGCGGCTGAAGGCCCGGAAGGCCGAAATCACGTCGTTCGGCGCGGTATATGCGAAGGTCGAACCGCCCAGCTACCTGCCTGAAGATCAGTACTTCGACCGGGTCGCTGACGACGACTGGGATGGCGAAGGCCAGCCGCCGACGAAGCTAGAACGGGCCATGAAATCGAACATCCAGTCGGCCTTCGACACGCTGAAAGACTTCCAGTCGGGGACTGTGATGTCGGTCCCAGACTTCTGGTCGCTGGAACAGTTGGATATTCCCGAATCTGACGACCCTATCGACGACCAGATCAGGGGCTACAATCGCGATATTTCCCGTCGACTGCTGGTCCCGCTGGACCTGATCGAACTGGAAAGCGGGTCGGAACTGTCCCGCGAAACCATGTTCCAGACGCTGATGACGACCATCGCTGGCTGGCGGGGTGAAATCAAACGCATATTCGACCAGTACGCTGAAGCTGTGGCCGACATCGAAGGCATCAACGGGTCGATAAACCACACCTTCCCGCCACTGCGCGACACCGATGCCGAACAGGTGGTCAGCGCCCTGCAGTATGCGGGCATCGCAGGCCTGTCTGAAAAGGAAGTCCGCCAGATGATGAACACCGTCCAGGGTGTCGACCTGGAAACCGATCTGGACCAACTGGAAGACGGCCAGATGCCTGCTGATGGCGGGCCGGATGACCCTGGCCAGCGAACCCAGCAGATGACCCAGTTCATGGACGAACAGCGCCGCGGGCCTGCCGATCAACAGCCGGACCAACAGCCTGCCCAGCAGGGCGGCCAGCAGGCCGGTCAGCAGACGCCCGCCACTGCCGCCGACGCTGGGGTCTTCGAAGCCACGGTCTACCGCGTGGCGGCCCCTGACGAAGATGCTGATCAGTACGATGATCGCGTCCTGGGCATCGCCATCGACTTCCCGAACAGCGGGGTGTATGTCGACTGGCGAAACGAAGTCTTCCCGAACGAACTGGACGGGTCCCACGTCTCAATTTACAGCAGTATCAGCGATCTGGAACAGGCGACTGGGAACGTGACCGAAGCCATCGAAACCATCGGGGTCGAAGCCGCCGAAGCCATGATCGACGAAGACGCCGACACGCTGTTCGATCAGGGCGGCCAGCAGGTCCGCGAAGCCGAATCTGACGAACAGGCCCGCGATCTGCTGGCTGAAACGCTGGAAGCGCGGACGTCAGTCGATGATGTCGACCTTCAAAATCTCAATAAACAAAATGCGGCAACGATGGCCGAAGGCTTCGAACCCTTCCTGGACGCGGATGGCGATGACGACCCGTTGGGTGATGTCGAACAGGTGCGTGATTACGACATCAACGGCACAGCGAACGCCGCATATGAGGTTGGTCAGAACGCGCTGACGTTCCGTAATTCATCTATGACGGGCCATGATGACTATGAAGGCTATTTGGCCCGTAATACTGGACAGGGGACGGTCGCCCACGAAATCGGTCACGCCCACGCATACGGAAAACTGGGCGACGACTACTTCTTTCATGTTTTTTGGCCAGATGTTTCCCAGGAAGACATGGATTTGATCGAATCTGAAGTGAGTGAATATGCAATACAAAACGCCGAAGAAATGATAGCTGAAACCTATTCAGTATTGGCTGACGGACAGGAAGTCGACAACAGGGTGATGGAAATATACAAGGAAATGCGTGGTCCGATGCCGCCAGGGGTGGGTGAATAATGCCGCCACTGCGCCAGTCAGACCTGCCTGAAGGTCTGGCAGATGAAAACTTGACGTTCATCAGTAGTGTCATCGAAAAGCATCCAGAAGCCGCTGAACGTGCTGGCTACACGCTGGACAGTCGGCCCGAAGCCAGCGTCGACCCAGTGGCCGCATCAGGGTCGGTCGAAGCCCGTCGATCAGGCGGGTTAAGCGACGAATCGCTGGCCATCCTGCGAAACGTCCCGTTCTTCCCGGACTTCAGCGACGACGGCCAGGTCGATCTGGAACGAACCAACCTTCGAAACTGGCTGGCCTGGGTGCTGGCCGGTCGACCGTCGATGGAAGCCTTCGACCCGATTCTACACCCACGGGGTCCTGACGGCAGCTTCGTCGAACGACCCTGGGACATCCCTGACAGCGTCTGGGACGTCGTGAACAACCTGGACGGGGGCAACACACTGGACGCGCTGGTCGACGCAGATGAGCTGACCGACAGCCAACTGAACACGCTACTGCAGGACCCGAATCTACATATCGACGACGTCCCAGACGACATCGACGACGTCGACGAACTGCGTAAACGAATCGACCAGGGCGACACGCCGCTACTGGACGATGTCGACGACGTTCCAGATGGCGGTGATGGGGGTGGCAGTGATGGCGATGGCGATCTGACGCTAGATGACATCTTCCCAGGCGATGATCGCTTCGTCGACACTGAGGAAGCCATCGACGGCATCGAAAGCGGGGACTTCGTGAAAATTCAGCGAAAACCGCAGTCCCAGAACGACCCAGAAGTCGCAGTCGTCGACCGTAATGATGCGGGTGTGGTCTATGTCGAAACTAAAGATGACGAACGGCTGACGCTGGGGACTAATGGAACGGGGCCTGCGCGCATCCAGGGCGTCTTCGTCGATGATGGCGAAGGCGACGGCGCTGGCCGGAACCAACCGGCTGACTTCCCAGACCTGGACGACGTCCGGGGAACGACAGACCCGCGCTTTGAGGTGGTCGGGCGGAACGACCCAGAGACTGGCGACATCGTTCGCTGGACGACTGGGCCGACCGAATCGGGCATCGGGGAAGTCGTCGACACGCGGTTCAACGGGGCCGAACACACTATCCGAACGCCTGATGGCGAAGAAATCGAACTGGGCATCAACGAAGACGCTGACGTCACGGGGGCCATCCAGACCGACAGCCCACTGTATAGCGTCACGCCAGACGACCCAGGCGATGGGCGCTGGGAAACAGGCGTCTTTTCGGCATCTGAAGGCGACACTGTCCGATTCAACAGTGACGACGGCCCGAAGATCGGTCGGATTCAAAGCGAAAGTATGGGCCAGGCCACTGTCGTCGAACCGGACGGCAATCTGGCCGAAATTGAGTCGGACGATCTGACTGGGAAGTTCCAGCTATCAACGCCTATCGACCCTGAAGACTTCGTCACTCTAGACGACCGCGACACGGTCGACCTGACTGATCGGGCTGGCCAGCGTGGCGTCGACTTCGCAGCAGACGTTCGCGAAGACATCGACACCGGGACCTACCTGTCAGAAGACCCCATCCCTGAAGCGATGGTCGAAGACGAAAAAGTCCCAGTCGGGTCGGTCATCAGCCATCGCGAAACATATGGTGACTTCCCGGCAGTCGTGACTGGCTACGGCGAAAACTTCCGTGGCGAAAAGACGCTGGAACTGCGGAAGGGTTCAGGAACTACCATATCCGAATCCAGTTCCCGCATCAACGGCCAGGGCTGGCGGCCATACAAGCCACGGGCCGAACCAACAGTCAGCATCGACGCCGACTGGGGCGACGACATCCCACGGGCTGAAAAGCGACAGGCGGTGAAAGAGGCGCTGGACGACATCCTACCGAAATCGCCAGATCATAATCGGAACCTGCCAGGCGACACGCTATCGAACCTGGACATCGACGACGAAACCTTCGATAAGGTGAAAGACCAGGTCGCCGCCGAACTGTCGAAGGCCCGCAGTCGCGATCATGCCGAAAAAGTCATCGGCGGTCTGATGGCAGTGGGTGATTCGAAAAGTCGGGCATCCGCATCACCTGACGTCGACGAAATCGACGGGTCCCGGTCCCGGTTCCAGGTCAGCAAAGACGATACTGAAAGCACTATCGTCCATGAACTGGGCCACAGTGTCGGGATGATCTACGGCCAGAAGGGCGGGTCGAACGACATGGATGGCGAAACCCACCCGATGCCGGACTTCGCCTGGCAGTCGCCAAAATATGACGTCCCACAGCGATACGGCATGAAGACCCCGCCTAACAGCTCAGACTATGACGAATCAAAACCCCTGAGCGAACAGGCATCGTTCGGCCTGGACCGCTGGCAGGACGAAGTCGACGCCCAGGTCGGAACTGGGCTGGATGGCCGCAACTTCAGCAACGTCGATACGCTGGAAGACATCCCTGCCCAGGAAGGCGCGATGATCCAACTGGAAAGCGCGCCATCCTACGGCGACCCGAAGGTCTGGCGCATCGCATCGGTCGAAGAACAGGAAGATACAATGGGCGAAACCAGATCGCGTGTCATCTTAGAATCGCGTGATGGGACACAGCACGAAGCTGTCCTACAGAGTAGCTTCGGGGAAGCCCGTGTCGACTGGGGCGATGACGCGCCGTATCTGGGGGCTGGCGACACTATCAGCAGGAAGCGGAACGGGACGCCAGACAACTGGCGCGAAGACCCACCAAATGCCGATGACTGGCTAGGAACCCAGAGCATCGACGACACTGACGAAGCGATGCTGAACCTGGGCGAAATGGTGAACAAATCCTGGTATCGACAGGCCGCCGCCAGCCGGGAACTGGGGCCTGAAGATGCGAAAAAATACAGCATCAAAAGCGGCTACAGTACCAAACAGGCGCATGAAACGATGTCACGCATCCATGAAGTCATGCGAAGCGACGGCATGAACAGCCTGGGGCGGGCAAAAGCCGCCCGGACGCTGATAAAATACCATCCTGACCTGATCGAAGCCTACAGGCAAGTGTATGATATGCCGGTCGGTATGAAACAGGCAATGAACGCGGTCGCAGAACGCGAAGGTATCGACTACAGATTCGACGTCATCGACCCCGATATGCCGGGCGATATGGACAGTCGACTGATGGACGATATACGGGACCTATACGGTGAAAACTAATGTACGACATCCATCGCAGATCAGACGGTTCGAAGGTCGCATCATTCACGACAGACCCCTACAGTAAAACGATCATCGCTGATGCTGGCCCAGGCGTTCGACAGGTCCTGAAAGACGTCGAAGACCTACAGCAGATGAACCGGACAGTCTTCGAAGGGACAGCGGCCTATCCTGGCCCAGAGACTGACGAATCATTCGACCCGACGTCGATGGAAGGCTACCAGGACCCGTCCGCCGACTATATCCTGTCGACGATTCACGACGTGTTACGGGATGGGTATATCATCAACGAAGTCGACGAAGTCCAGGCCCAGGCCGAACGCCTGGAAGCCGCGTTCAGCGAAGGCCAGGAAGTCGACACGCCGGACGGCGATGGCGTCATCGTCGAAATCCGAACGGAAGACTTCGACGGTCCAGATGGCGACGTCGAAGCGTCTGATGACGACCCAGCCTATGTCGTCGGGGTCGAATCGGGGGCGAAAGTCTACCGCGATAGCGACCTGTCTGATGGGTCGATCAGCGTCGACGGCGTCGACGACGCGACGGGCGATCTGGCCGTCGAAGCCGCCCGCGCTGGACACGGGCCGTCAGTCGCGGCGCTGAAAGAGCGATACACCCAGGGTCAGATCGACGAAGACCGCTTCGACCGGCTGGTCGGGGCGGCCCTAAAAGCCCAGTTGGACGACACCGCCGAAGCCGCAGGCGACGATGGCCGCCAGTTCGACTACCCAGACAGTTGGGATGAAAGCCCGACACCGAACCGGATTATCCTGCTGAAAGCCTGGGCTGGACTGGGTGGGCGGTTCACGACGTGTCGACGGAAGATGAAAGGCGACGTGGCCAGCCCAGCCCGCTTCTGCGCGTCGATGAAAGATCGCGTCCTGCTGTGGGAAGGCTGGCGGCAGTGACCCACAAACACAGCGGGCTGGACTGCTGTGGCGACGCAGGCCAGCGGCTGACCGCCGCGTCCGATGACGGGTCAAAACGGCGTGATGCGGCCACGTCGAACGTCACCGACCTTCGAAGGACTCGGCAGAAGGCCCGATCAGTGATTCGCGACATCCTGTCGGCCATCGAAGCCTGGATGGAAGCCAATGGCGTCCAGTCGATGCTGACGACCGATGCGGGGGCCAGGCGGGCCAATGAGGCTATCACGCAGATCGCCAGCGACAAACTGCGGCGCGATCTGGTCGGCTGGCTGATCGAACGCCACAAAATCACGGCTGGCCGGGCCGCCCGCGATGCGGCTGATAAGATGTCGTCGGCCCTGGGGACTGTCGACCGCGAACGGCTGGATGGCCAGCCGCAGTATGATCGACGCCTGGACGACGAAACCCTGCGGCAGATCAGGCAGGTCGACGCCGGTCTGCTATACGACACGGAACTGGCCCGCCAGAAGGGGCTGACCGAACCGTTGGCCCAGGAACTGGGCGACGATGTCACCCGCCAGCTACGACAGGGCCTGGCGAACGGCGAAACGGTCCCAGAGCTAGCTGATCGGGTGGCGTTCGTCATCACCGATGGCGACAGTCCAGAACGCCGCGAACGGGGTGTCACGGGCCAGACAAAACGAACCAAAGCTGAACTGATCGCCCATGACAGTGTCCAGGACGCCTACAACCAGGCGGCCAGGGGCCGCTACCTGCGGAACGGCTTCAGATACGCTGTGTTCGATGCGACGACCGACACGAAGACGACCGACCTCTGTCTGCGGATGAACGAACACGTCATCGACCTGCGGGATGACCCGTTTTTCATGCCACCGTTACATCCGTGGTGTCGGTCGGGCATCCGGCCCATCCTGGACATCGGGGACAGGACGCCGCTGACCAGCGATGACGTGTCGAACAGCTTCATGCAGACCATTATGTCGACGAAGTCCTACCGACCGCCTGCGAACGCCGCAGGGACGTTCAGACCGACTGCGCTGACCCGCGATCAGGGCCAGACAGACTGATAACTAACTATCATGATCTGATCGGTCAGTAGGATAGTATTAATATGCTTAATGAGTGAGTCATAGCCATGTCTGGGGCATCTGACAAGGCGAAAGTATGGGGCCGCCGCCCGTATGCGGGAAAATCAGCGCGTGAACTACTGAACGACATCAGCCAGCACATCAATCGGACCCGTCCCGATGATGTCGATGACCCAGACGACCCGTCGCTATCCGATCTACTGCGGTATGCTGGTCCGGCCTTAGATCGCCGGGTCGGGGTCGATCAGCAGGACGACCCCAAAGCCCAGACGCTGACCCGACTGATGAAACACGGGCTGGGCTTCCAGGAAGCGGTCGTCTGGTATTGGTTTCGGCATTGTCGCTACGACATCACCGAAATACACTTCGCGATGAACGGGACGAACACGGGCGGCGACCCCGAACAGCGCCGGAACGCCACGCGGAACATCCTGCGCGTCCTGGCGTCAGCCGCCCAGAAGCTACCCGATGCGTCGTCGGATGACGTCCCGTCGATGGTCGACGACCGGATGCGGCATGATCGGACAGCCGACGACATTGAAGCTGACACATGATTTACCAACAGATCATTACCCGACTGACAGACTATGCGCTATCGCATCCCGAACAGGCCGCGACGCTGATCGCGGCGCTGGTCGGTATCGGATTCAACTACCAGAAGACCGGGACCATCCCGCTGGGTCGCCTGCCGTGGCGGCATCTGCGCCAGTCGTTCCGCGAACTGGGCGACTCTTACTTCGGCGTCAGCAGGCCGCGGGGCGTTCCTGGCCTGATCGTCGACGCGAAGCCGTTCCAGATCGAACAGGCCCTGCGCCAGCGACACTACGAATCCAGCGATCTGTTCAGCTACGAATACAAGGGCGAAGTCTGGAACCTTCGAAGGCCCAGTGGCCAGCGTCGACACCCGAAGACCGGGATGCTGACGCCGATGGAAACCCACCCGCGGGGCTTCGACATCGACGGCGACCGGACGCTGATCATCTGCCACGACGAAGCGTCGCGAATGGAAGCCCAGGGGCCGCATCTGGACGAATCCATGATGTCCTGGGAACGTGGTCGCGATCTGCTGATGGTCGATCTGGACGGCCTGGGCATCGAATACGAACAGATAGAAAGCGAAGCTGATGCGGGCATCACCGTCGACGATGCTGGCGCGGTCGAACCCACAGCCGACGACGGTTAGCCAGCGACCACCAAACAGCGACCAGCGCGTCACGCTACCTTTTATCCGACCAATTAGAACGACAGGTCGTAGCCATGACAAACGACCGTCGTCAGGCGCTGATGGCTTTTCAGCGACTGGCGGAACATCTGGGACAGGACGCCGACGTGCTGGACCAGGCTGACGGCTACAGCGCCCCCGATCTGCCAGACGGTATCGAACTGTCTGCAGAAGCTACCGGGACCGTCACGTTCGACATCGACGCTTCGCAGACGCTGGAAGCCGCCCACGATCTAGATGGTCTGGGGGGCATCGTCTGGGGGGCTGGCGATCATGACCTGTCGCTGGGTGGGAAGCCGACGCCGGTTCGCGTCCCACCTGAAACGATTGAACCGACCTTCGAAGCCATGAAACAGGGCGTCGACAGCGGTGACGTCACTCTGGGCTTCGATCATCCTGGCCCCGACAGTGTGGCCGCCAGGACCGGCATCGTCGACATCGGGACGGCAGACGCCGTCAGCCTGTCTGCAGACGGCCAGCATATCGTCATGACAGACAGCACCCTGACGAACGATCAGGCCGCTGAAGCCGCCGATCAGGGCGGGTTCGACGACCTAGAATGGTCTGTTGTCGCAGATGTCGCAGTCCGCCGGGACAGCGATGGCGAACCCGTCGTCGAAGACGGGCGTGTCGTCATCGACGCCACCCGCATCAGGCGGGTCGATGCGGTCGACACGGGCGCAGTAGATGGCAGTAGTATCGAACGGTCCAGCGCCGCCCTACCAGACCTAGCTGACGAAGCCCAGGTCGTCCAGGACGTCGCGGCAGGACTGAAACATACAGATCAGGCTGTTCAGGCGCTTCAGGCGTCTTCGACAGCCATCACCAATTCTATGGGAAACAAATTTAATCCAGACATCGACGATGATCTGCCCGACGCTGTTCAGTCGCAACTGAACGCCGCCGCGGACATCATCGACGATCAGGAAGACGAACTGCAGGCGGCCCAGGCCCGTGCTGACGGGTTCGATCAGCTTCTGTCGGCCCACGGGCTGTCAGAAGACGACTTCGAAACCCCAGCCGAAGCGGCCCAGGCCGTCATCGACGAACAGACCGCAGACACCCGCGAAGAAATCGCACAACTGGAAGCCGAACTGGGCAAATACGATGTCGACGACTCTGGCATCGAAGCCCGCGCTTCTGACCTGACCGGGCAGTCCGCGACCGACCTTCAGAACACGCTGAACGCCCGGAAGGCCGAAGCCTTCGACCGCGATCAGAAACATCAGACCAAAGCCCGCGCCGCGGCGCGTGGCGACGGTGTCGGTCGCAGTAACTTCGCTGGCGGCAGTGGCGCGGACGGGTCCGCTGACGCTGACGACATCGCACTGTCGGCTATGGACGGCGCAGATCGCGTCCAGGCGAAGGCCGCAGGCGAATCGCCTGCTGAATACGTGAAAAACGAATACGGGCTGACTGCCAGCCAGTATGACGCTGGCGACGAACTGAACGCCGCGATCATGGACCAGGCAGGTGACAACTGATGGCGAACGAACATCTGTTCCGACCAGGCCAGGAAGTCCCAGTCGAAGTCCTAGCTGATTCGAACGACGACGTGGCCCGCGAAGGCCAGGGCGTCGCTATCGTCGGGGAAGGCGAATCGCTGACCCAGGTCGAACTGGTCGAATCCGAATCCGACCGCTGTGTCGGTATCATCACGTCCGAACCGTCCGAACTGGAAGACGACACGAACAATCCATCCGACTACACGTCAGGCGACAGTGTCGGGGAAGCGTCCCTGGCGCTGTGGTATCCTGTCGTCTGGATGGAAGTCGACAGCGGCTACAGCCCGACTGTGGCCGACTATGTGGCAGTAGGCGACGGCGGCGACGTCGAAGCCTATACTGGCCCGACAGCCAGCGGGCTGGGTGGCGCTGTGACGAACACTATCGGTATCGACGCGAATGGCAACCTGGAAACGGACAACGCCAGCGACATCGACATCGACTTTACAAACGACGCCTTCCCGTTCGGCTTCGTTTTCACCACTATCGCCCGCGAATGGGGCGTTCAGGGGAAAGTTGCAGTAATGAAGGGGGTTCTCTAAACCATGCCGTGGTCACTACGCGACGCAAATCTGCATAGCCCGGAAGCGATCATGAATCGTATCGTCCGGCAGATCGACCAGATGAACGACGAAGGCCGACTTATCACGTCGTCGGTCTTCCCGATGGTCGAACTGTCTGACAGCAAGGAAAAACACTTCGCGATGGATGGCATCCGCCCAGGGATGCGCCAGACCGCCCTGGCTTCCGAATCGCCAGTCGGTGACATCGAAGGGCTGACCGAACGCGAAGTCACGGTCGATTCGTACAAAAAGAAAATCCAGCCAGAGAAAGGCGTCGACACCGAACTGGACAGCCAGGTCGAAATCCTGAACCTGTTCAACGCGACCGCAGACGCCCTGATGGAAGACATCCTGCTGACCCGTGCTGAAATCGCCTGGCGCGGCCTGGGCGACGTCGACGGGATGATCGGGACCGACGGGCTGACTGCCCATCCCGAAATCGACGACACCCACGTCGCGACGCCTGGGACGGCCTACAGCGACACGGCGAACAGCGAACCGATCATCGACATGATCGACGCCGAATACCGTATCAGCGAAGACGGAACGGCGCTGGGTCAGGCTGGCCCGATGACGTCCTACATGACGCCCAGCATCCTGAAGGACCTGAAGCTGAACGATGACATCCAGTCCGAATACGACAACGTCCGGGCGCTGACCCAGACGCAACTGGCCGATGCGTTCCAGCTAGACCGCATCCGCGTTATTCGGACCCAGGTCATCCGCCGCAACAGCAACGGCGAACCCGTCGACGAAGACGGGAACGTCGTCAACGATCTGGGCAATGCCGCCCAGGACAACATCCTGGAACCCCACGATGGGTCCAGCAAAAACCGGAACATCGTCATCGGCGCGCCTGGCCAGGTTTCGGCCTTCATGCCGTGGTTCCTGGACCGACTGGCCGAACGCGGCGCGGCGGCCCCGAACGGTGACGTCGCTGTCGACGCCACCAACGGCTGGATGACCCAGACCTGGACGGACAACGACCCACTGGTTTCGTGGTACAAAGCCGCCCAGGAAATCGGCTTCCACGTAACGCGCGGGGATAATTGGTACGTGATTCAGGACATCTGATCATGACAGAACTGCGATGGCCTGATGGCCGTGGCCGGTTCGTCGACCGGAACACCGACCGGACGCCTGTCGACGGCGTCCTGACGGTCCTACCGGGCGAAACCATCAGCGTCGATGACAGCGATGTCGCGGCCCAGTACCTGGGTCGGGGCTTCGAAGCTGTCGATGCTGACGGCGCGGACGGGTCCGTCGACGACGAACACGCAGTCGAATCGGATGCGGAACCGGCGACAGACGCCGATCAGGGCGACTTCGACGTCGAAGCCTTTGTCGACCGAACGCCAGTCGAAGTCGTCATCGACGACATCGACGCCGGGAAAGCCGACGGCCATCTGGACGCCGTGGCTGAAGCTGACGGGCGCGTCACTGTCCAGAAGGCAGTCGAAGATCGACGCGACGTCATCGGGGACGACTAACGTATGGTCGGGCTGGAATTTCTCTGGTCGATCTATGAGAACAGTGGCCCGGCCCTGCAGATCATACTGATCCTGGGCGGCGCGACGGTCCTGAAGTATGAGCTACTGCCGCGACTGGACGAACTGGAAACCACCCAGGAAAACCGCGATGATCGCTGGACAGATCAGTCGCTAAATGCTCAAGAGCGCGCCATGCTGATCGACGACGCCCACGGCAGGGTCGACGACGTCAGCGAAACGATGTCGCGGCTGAAAGACCGGGTCAGGGCGCTGGAACACGCCCACGCCGCCGAACACGGGCGGATAGGCACAGAAGATCGGAAACGCAGGAGTGACCACTAATGCCAACTATCACCGACAGCGATCTGGGTTCGACATACTGGTGTACCAGCGAAGATGTTCGCGACGACTTCCAACTGGAAATCAGGAACCGCGAACCGGACTTCGACCGGCGCATCCAGCGGGCGACCAGGCGCGTCAGGGCATGGTATGAGGACGCCGCCGGGCAAGAGGCCCCAAACACCCCACCCGCCTTACTGCGGGACGCTACGGCCCTGATGGCGGCCAGTCTGGCCCATCAGGCATTTAGTCAGAACATCAGCGGTGACAACGGGGGCGATCAGCGCCACGTATTTCTGGAAGATGCCGCCCAGGACACCTTCGAAGACTGGAAGGACCAGGCCGATCTGGACCCAGGAAGCGAACCTAAGGGCGATGCCAGCGACACGATTACCGGGCAGTCTGGCGTCATCGGCGGTCGCGACCGTTCACCGATCTACAGGGGCGACTGATCATGGCGAAGAACCGCCTGTCGCTGGGGATGGACCTGCGCGATGCCATCGCCCAGATGGAAGACGCCCCAGACGCCGTCGAAGACGGGGCCAGCCGGGCGGTCAAACAGCTAGCTGTGCTGGCCGAAGGGCCGATGAAAAAAGAAGCCCCAGAAGGCACAGGACGCGACAAACACCTTCGCGATACCATCGACACGAAGTTCAGGCGAAACGGGCTGACGGCGAACGTCGGGGCCAGGAAACGGACGTCAGACGGGGAACTGCTGGCCGCGATCATCGTCGAAGGAACTGATGCGACTTCCTACCAGACACAGCCGCCGTATGGGCCGCTGGTCGCCTGGGCAGATGCGAAGCTGGGCGAACCGGGCATCGGCTACTATCTGGCCGAAAAGATCGGTCGCGAAGGCCACGAAACCCTGCCGAACGATTACGTCGACAGATCGCTGGATGACTGGGAAGGCCAGGTCGGGGACGTCGCGGGGGACGCCGTTCGCGATGCCCTGTCGCGGCTGATGCGGGGGGCTGACTGATGCCGATGGACCTGTCGAACCCGACCGGGTTTAACAAGTTCTGGGACGACACCGTCGGTCAGTTCCGGGCCGAAGCTATCGACGACCATCTGGACGGGGGGAACCTGGATGCGGTCAACGAACATATCACGGGCGCTGTCGACCCCGACACGCTGGCGGCCCAGTATGCCTTCCCGGTCGTCTGGTCGGTCCCGACGAACCACAGCCCAGACTATGCGACTGTGGCGACCGATCAGGGAACGCTATCGTTCCAGGTGGTCACGCTGGCCGCCGACACCGACCCAGACATCGCACTGCAGAAGGCCAGAACGCTGGGCGGTCGTATCGTGAACAACGTCGAAGGGTCGGCCCTGGTCGACGACAGCGGGACGGCCCACGCCGCCCGTGTCGATCTGGACGACTTCCAGCTAGACAGCCGCCCGATCAGCGGTCAGGGCGCGCAGGTGAAATACTGCGAACTGGCCTTCGCGATCAGAACTGAACGACGATACCCATGACCAGAGAACTACCACGAACAGACGCTGAAGCCCGCGACTTCGTCCAGTTCCGCGGCCCCCAGACGTCGGTGTCGCATGACCCGACTGGGGTGCATTTCGGGACTGAACGCCGTCACGGACGGATAGCTCACAAACCGCTACCAGTCGTCGACGACGATGCCGATCTGGATGACGTCCCGGATGACGCCATCGCCCGGTCGGTGGCCGACGTGCTGACCGAACGAAACCCGCTGGTCTGTTGGGGTGTCGCCTGCGAAGTCTGCGGCGACGTCTTCGACAGCCCGAAAGCGGTGAACAGCCATCAATCGGCCCACAAAACAGGTCCCGACACGGGGCCGGACGGGTCCGGGGCCGACGATGGGGGCGACGATGGCGACCGATAGCCAGCGCGTCACGCCACGCTAAGGGACCCGAACAGACACCAACTAACACATTATGTCCATCGGACAATTGCCCCAGTCCTTCCGCGGTTACGTCGGGCTGGCAAAAGAATCGACGTATGGAACCGGGGTCGAACCAGTTTACTTTGTAGACGCGACCAGCGACGGTTTTAGCATGGATAACCAGCCTGACTTCCAGAACACGACACGGGGTCGGGCCACCTACAAGGGCGAAGCTGGGGTCTTCAGCGACGAAGGGGCCATCGACCTGCCTGCGAACCCAGAGAACGGTCTGGGCCTGCTGTTGCTGGCCGCCTTCGGCAGTGAGACATTCACGTCGACGGACCCAGACGGCGACAGCACTGACGAAGTGGGCGAACACGTCTTCGTCCCGGCTGATACCCTGGATTCGCTGTCAGTCGAAGTCGACCGCGACACCGACGTCCTGCGGCATCTGGGCTGTGGGGTCGACACGCTGGAACTGTCCCACACAAACGGCAATATGCTGACCGCGTCTGCCGACCTGATCGCGAAGGAACCCGACGGTGATGTCACGGCGGCCAGTCCGTCCTACAGTGACCTTCGAAACTTCCGATGGCATGACATCAGCATCACCGTCGACGGGACCAACCGGGACACCGACATCACCGAAGCGACGTTCAGCATCGCGAACAACCTGTCACCACAGACCCGCGGCGAACGGACGCTGTCGAAGATGTCTGTCGGTGAACGGGTCATCACCGCATCGCTGTCGCTGGACTTCGAAAACACCGATCTGTTCGAAAAGTTCCTGGGCGAAGCGAACGCCACGTCGGTCCAGGACCAACTGGCGACCATCGGCGTCGAAGCCGAATGGACCAGCCCCGAAACCATCGACGACACGTCGACGGGCTACAGCCTGCGCTGGAATATGCCGAATTGTACGATCAACACGGACGAAGCCCAGATCAATCAGAACGACCACGTCATCGAAAACATCGAACTGCGGGCGCTGTATGACAGCAGTCTGGGCGCTGAAGCCGAAGTCCAACTGGACAACGGCATCCTGAACGCCTACTGATCGTCCGCTGTTTTTCACGGGTCGACGGCAGTCACGAACAGACGACTGTCACGACTGCATACCTGGTACAAATAACTGAAAGGTGTGTGTGTGTACACAGACCCTACTCGAAGGTAAGGCGGACACCGACCAAACAGCCAAACAGCCGCCAGCAGGCCGCTACCGACCGTCCCGCTTTAGCACGAGTAGTAGTAGTAGTATTGGAACTAAAAAATATATTATAACAACTCGTGTCGGTGTACACACACCGGGTAGTTATTATAAATATTCAGTCGATGTTTGTATGTAACTATACTTAACCAACCTTTATTTGTACGTACTTACTACGACAGTTTGCGATGTCTGACAGAAAACAGCCGACACCAATCGACGAAGACGAATATGAACGCTTTGTTCAGTTCGTTAAAGACGTTCATGGCGGGACGCGGGGCCACCTTCGAACTGAAATCGAAAACGCCCTTAGAGAGTACCGACGCGACTTCTATGGCAGTTCTGACGAACTGGCGCGAATCGAAGACGACGTCGCGCAGATCAAAGCAATGCAGGCAGAACTGACTTCGATGCTAGCTGAAGCTGACGGTGGGACGACTGCGCCTGCCCCCGCCCCAGACGTTCGGACAGCCGATGTACACACACACACACCTTCGGATAATACAAACAACGACGACCAGGGTATGCAGACCGCCGACCCGGCAGTCGACCCTGATCATGACCCTGACGACCCACCCCACGCGAAGTCGACGACGAAGTCGAAGGTCGACTGGGTCGAAGCTGAAGTCCGGCGTCGATCTGCAGACCAGTCGTTCAGCCGACCTGCGGTCAGGAAGCTGATCGACGACGCCTGGGGCTTCGCTGATCGAACCGCTGACCCGATGGTCGAAACCGTGGTCGAAGATCGCCTGGAAGCCTGGGTCGTTCCGAACACGAAGGGGATGACCATCGCCTGGGGCGACAGCGACCGCGACAACGTGGCCGAAGACGACGCTGACGACGTCGACGCCGAACTGGACCGGCTGGACGATGCGGCGGCGGCGACCCGCGACAGCGACGACTGACGGCCTTTTCTGCGGGTCTACCCATCCAGCGCGTCACGCTGGGTTAAGGCCCGCCCATTCTTCGTTCGCTTCATGTCGACAGACCAATCCGGCGAACACCGTGTCCCTGATCAATCGACGTATGAACAGCAGACAGCCGACACCAACTGGGTCGATCTGGAAGACGGCGATGGGTCGTTCGAAATCCAGGAAGTCGCGCCGCTGAAGCTCCTGCGCGATATGCGGAAATACGGCGTCGCTGGCCTGCTGGGTGGCGACAAGAACGACGTCGACATGGCCGCCATGCTGGAAGACGGCGACTTCGACGCCTTTCTGGAAAAGACGGTTCTGCCGAACATCATTCAGCCGAAATGCTACTGGTCGGACGTCGGGTCGGGCAACTTCGATATAGCCGCCCTGACGCCGAACGATCTGATGATCGTCATCACCGGGATGACTGGTCAGGACCGCGACGAACTGGATGAAAAGATGGACGAAACCTTTCAAGGATAATCCCATCGCGCTTCAGGCCCATCTGTTAGGAAAAGAATATGGTATGATGCCCACAGAGACGATGAACCGGCCCGCCTGGGACTTCTGGATGAACGCCCGCATCCGCGCCGCTGGCGTGGCCTGGGAGAACGAACAGAAAAAGAAGGCCCAGAACAGCGGCAATGCTGGGTCAGCGACCGATGCCCAGAAGGGCCAACTGGTCGACTCAAATGAAGATCGGGCCGACCGTCGCGAACGCCAGGACGGGTCCCAGCCGTCGATCAGCGATCAGATGGCGGCCTTCGAAGGTCAGGGTGGTAGCTGATGGCCGAATCAGCGAACGTCGACATCCTGATCAATGCGTTCACGGATGCGGCAGAACAGGCCCTGGACGACGTCGGGGATGGCCTGCAGAACCTATCGGGCGATGGCGAACTGGCCCAGGTGATGCTGGACGAAGTCGCTGACGAACTGGATGACGTGACGACGTCCAGCGTGGGCGCTGGCGAAGCGATGGACGGCATCGACGCCGAACAGCTAGCTCTGGCTATGCAGGCACTGGCATCGCGAACTGACGAAGCGGGCGACCAGATCGCCCAGGCAGGCCGCAGGGCCGCCGTAACGACTGGCGTGTTCAACAGCCTGACCGTGTCGACGAACGGGCTATCCATCGCGATGTCGGGGCTGTCGACGGCGATGATCGCGTCACTCATCCCTGCGGTGGGCATCCTGCTGTCGACGCTGGTCCCACTGGTCGGGGTGCTGGGCTTCGTGGCAACTGCCGGACTGTCACTGGCGGCTGTCTTCGGCGGCCTGGCGGTCGCTGGGGTGGTCACGCATCTGGAAGAACTGAAGGCCGCCCTGCAGGATGCGAAGGTTCAGATCATGGAAATCATCGGGCCACTGGGCGACGTCTTCGGCCCGCTGTTGATCGACGCGGTCGAAGCCCTGCCTGAACTGGTCAGACGCATCGTCGACAGCCTGGGACCGCTGGACCAGTTCGCGAACACACTGCGGGAACTGGGCGCGACCGCGATGGACGCCATCCCGGCGCTGACGGGCGTCATGTTCACCCTGGCGACCGAAGCCCTGCCGAAAGTAATCGACCTGATGGACTGGCTGATGGCGAACGGCCCAGGCATCCTGTCCTGGATGCGCGATGCGACAGATGCCCTGGCAGGCCCGCTGATGCGAATGGGGTCTGCGACCGCCGATCTGCTGGGTTCGATGAACGAACTGGGTATCGTGGCGACCCAGTTGCTGGTCCCTGGACTGATCAAAATCTTCGACGCTATCGGCCAGGCCATCGACTTCGTGATGAACCTGGACGACGCCATGCGCGATCTGACGGTCGCGACTGGCATCACCGCCCCGATCATCTTCGGCATCGCGGCGGCCCTGGGGTCACTGCTGGGGCCGCTGGGCGTCGCGGCGGCGGCGGTGACGGCGTTTGTCGCGGCCTACCGATCAGACTTCATGGGCATCCAGCAGATCGTCGACGACGTCATCAGCGACGTCATCGACCTGCTGTCTGGGCTGGCCAGTCACTTCGAACCGATCTTCGAAACCATCACCCAGACGCTGGACGACAACGAAGACAAGTTCGAAACCTTCGGCCAGATGGCGCAGGACGCCCTGGACGGCCTGGTCAGCGTTCTGCGGACGGTGGTCATGCCAGCGATGCGGTTTGTCTTCGAAAACTTCCTGATACCGCTGTTGGACCGCGTGGCCGACACCTGGGCCGACAACTTCGGTGAAATCCTGCGGGAAGTCATCGAAACGATCAACGCTGTGGTAGCGTTCATCCAGCCCACCCTGGCGGCGATGGCGGCCTTCTGGGAACGCCACGGCGATGCCATCACGACAGCTGTAAAACTGGCCTTCGACATCGTCATCAGCATCATCAGCTTCGCGCTGAACGCCGCCTATACGGCCATCAAAGTCGTTCTGAACCTGATTCAAGGCGACTGGAAAGAAGCGTTCGGGAACATCGCTGACTTCCTGGTCGACACGCTGATCGGCATCCTGGACTTTATCGACCGCTGGAACATCGTCGAAATCTTCCTGGGGGCCTTACGCGGCATGATCAGCGGGGCCATCACCCTGGTTACAGTCACCCTGCCGAACATCTTCATTCAGGGTCTGGCGACCATCATGACCCTGTTCCAAAACTTCGGACCTGCGCTGGCCAATACGATGCTGGCGATCTGGAACGGTATCGTCGGCATCATCGTCGACGGGGTGAACGGCATGGTCCAGACCGTGACCGACGGGCTGAACGGGCTGATCGACCTGTTCAATGAGGTCGCTGGCGAAGTGAACCGCCTGGAAGGGATTGATCTGCCGACACTGGACGGCCTGGAAGCGACGACCATCGACGCCAGCCGACTACAGCAGGACCGCGGCCAGATCATCGACAGTCGCGACCGGGCGGCTAATGCCCGGCAGATCAGATCGGAAGTGACCCTGGCCATCGAAGGCACTGGCGACCTGGCCGACCTAATCCGCGACAACGTATCGGCTGAAACCGACCGGCAAAGCCGGGAAGATACCCGGCGTGAACGCCGACAGAACGCATAATAATGACATCAGTACCAGTAACAGATTTGGCCTGGACGTTCGACCCTGACCGATCAGACGGCGGCGTCCTGGTCGACAGCATTGATTCGGACATGCCTGAATACAAGCCAGGCAAGTCGTTCAGCATGGACTTCGTCTTCTGGCAGAACACCCAGGACACAGCGACCATCAAAACCGCATCTGGCGGGACTGCAGGCGGCCCCAGCGGGTTCACGATGGGCGGGCCGAACGGGGCGACACTGGGTTCGACCGAAGCCGACCCGTCGGGCATCCCGCGGTATGAAAAAGTCCGCGAATACAGCCGCTGGGCCGGGCGCTTCGTCCTGGACCACGCCATCGACGGGACGCCCCGGTTCACCGAACACACCCCGGACAGCGCGACCGTCGACAGCATCGTCGTCAAACTGGTCCCTGGCGATGGCCTGGCGGCGACCGATGGGCTATGGGTGCTGATCGACGACGTCGATGATCGCACCCGCTTCGCGAAGGACACAGCCCGCATCGGCCTGACGATGACCGTGCTGGCGCGTGGCGATGAATATGCGACCCGGACAGACATCAGAAATACGCTGGGGTCTGATCTGTGAGGCGACCAGTCGCCACAGCCGACCGCTGACGCTCTTTTCGGTCCCTACCATGCCCAGCGCGTCACGCTGGGTTAAGGGCACTACTGACTGTCGATCAGTATGGTCACAGATGATAATATCATAGACGTGGGCCAGGGATACCATGCTCTGTATCACAATATCCAGGTCAGGCGGGCCTATGGATACGGCGTCATCAGCGGGGGCGTCGTGTCACCGGGGTCTGACGGTGGGGTCAGCGTCGACGTCAGCGCCGGAACAGGGGTGTCTGATGGCGACAATGGCGACATCCCATCGAAGACGTCGCTTCAGTTGTCGTCACCGGACAGTAACGATTCGCGGCGCGATCTAGTCGTCTGGGACGGGTCCGACGTCATCACTGTCGACGGAACGCCCCAGCCTATCGACAATAATCAGTCGGGCGCGACCCGCTTCGAAGCCTACCAGCCCAGCCCGCCAGCTACTGAAACGACCGCCTACGTGGTTTTAGCGGAAGTCTGGGTGGCCGCCGGGACGGGTACTATCCAGGCCGCGGACATCAATGATCTACGGACAGACCCTGGGGCAAACTTCAGCAGTCTGGGCCTGCCGATCTATTCGGATAACACGAACGTCAGCCAGGAAGATGCCGAAGTGTGGTTCAATGACGGGACTGGACCGGACGCCGCAGGGGTCTACTACTACGATGACGGCATCATCGGCCCGCTGGGAACTGGCGCAGGATCTGCCCCTGGAAACCTGTCAGGTTTGAATATCGACACCGACAAAGACTGGGGCGGATATTCGATTGAAAATGTCACGGCCTTAACCGCAGGGCATGATGAGGTAGATGTGCCGTCGGTCGTGGACCTCACCGTGGACGGGTTTGAGGGTGGCCAACTCCGTGACGGGTATGAGAAGCAAACCAACTTGGCGACCGTCCAATCTAACGTGACAGCGCCCGAGAGCGATTACGCGCTTGAACTCCTCTCTAACGCTGACGGGACCACATCCACCTTGGACGTGTATGAGGGCGTGGACACACTCCCACAACAAGGCGACCTCCCGACGTTCCGCCTCTACCTCACGGACGCAAACGATTGGGCGGAACTCCACTTTGGGGTTGAAGGCCTCATGGTAAAGGTCCGTGCCGACTCCGACAGAATTAGTCTTGAATCGGACGGGAATTTCCAGCCGACGGATAGCGTTCCCGTCTCCAGCCACCTCAATGAGTGGCTCACGGTGGACGTAACCGCCGTAAAGAACGGGAGTGCCTCCGCCACCCTATCGGCGGCAGACGGCACCGAATTGGGGAGCGTGAGTATCCCGTCATACGTGATTGGAGAGGGGCTTAGGTTCCAATCCAGTAATCAGGGTGGGATTCAAGCGACTATCCACTTTGACACGGTGCAAACCACCCGCCGAACCCGCGAATACCTCACCGAATCCAAGAAAGGCGTGGTCGAACTTGGCGGCGAAGTAGTAGCCCCATCGGGCGCGGTGAACGCTGGCCCGCTGGAGACGCCGACGAACCCAGGTAAAGTTATGCGAACAATCGTTCCCGTGAACGACGACGCGACACAAGGAGAGGAGCACGGTGTCGTAGACGACATAGCTGGTTCCCGCGCGACGTACACCGCCACCGCTGACGGCCAAGGCGGCGCTTACGCGGCTCACATGGATGCGCCGCTTGGACGGCTTTCACGGGTGAACGCAAATCTCTCGTGGGAGGTGTTAGACTTCAGTGAGTTGGATAATTGGAGTGCCGACCTTGTGAGTGGTTCATCTGCCAGTCTGACAGGGAGACCCAGACGACTGACGGTTTCAGTGGATGGCTCAACCGATGGTGTTAGTCGAATCATCTCAGATGTACTAACCACGCATGATAGCTTGGGTGCGTTCAGAATTACGTTTAAGGATGTGAGTTATACCAAAACAGGCAATGGGAACCTGTTGGGAATAGGCATACGTGAGAATAACACTGGAGGTTTCATACGGCAATACGGAGGAGGTGATGCAGCCATAGCTTACTACAATAACGGCCTTAGTAACGACCTTTTCACCACTACAACTTCTAATGATGGACCCACTGACTCGATCTCGGACATCGACTGGGGCAGTAACCATGATATTACTATCGAGTGGAATGGTACTGATGCCAGACTACTCATCGACGGGGTTTTGCAATCATCCCTCAGCCACTCTGAGAGTGCTGATTACAGGCCATTCATCGAGATGG